CGTATCTCCTGATTAATTCTAAACCAGTTAAATCCTTCTGGAATATCTCCATCTGGGTCATACATACTATATGTAAAAATATAATCAGTTTCAATATAAAAACGATTACTATATTCATTAGTCCAATCGTTAAGAATATGAAATAAATCCCATTGCCCATATATCGGGTCGGGTGCATTGCCTCGTTGACATACCATAAGGCTTGGATTACAAGGAGTTACATACCCGAAATCATCCTGTAATTCTTCAGGTACGAAAAAATCTATGTGTTCAAGAGATTGGTTGATATAGTTATTACTAAAATGAAAATGTGATTGATTGACTGTTACATTAATCCAAGATGTATCATAACCATCAAGTATAAAACCAGTTATTGCTGGTTCTGGTAGTGTGCCATCTATATACCATTGTGGTGGTTCGTCTGTTGGCGGAACAAATAATCCATTCATTGCGACGACTGCACTAGATGCAATGACTGCACTAGCTACTAATTTCTTTTTGTGACGTTTTAGGAATTTAGCAATTTTGTCTTTATAGACATACGTCGCAACGCCAATTCCCAAAATCGTTATTAAAAATATCAATAAAATTGTTATCATCAAATAATCTCATAATTTAAAGTAAAATGTTACATTAATACGTTGATAAAGGTTGAGGGAAAGCTGACAACATAATCAGCATTTGATTGACCCCCGTTTAAATCGTCTATGCGAATTTAACTTTCCACGTCACTTGCAGACTGTCTCCAGTCGAAACATTGATGTCACTAAATGTTTTACGACACAGCATACTTCCAGCAGAAGAACTATTAAATACTCCAGATTCTGCTATTGCACGGTCAGTACCTGTAATACTAAATGTGACCTGTAATTGCGAAGTATCATTCGTTGATGTTTCTTTGACTTGAGTTCCTGTTCCTGCAGACCTAGAATCTTCAGCAACTAACGTAGTTTCTGAACTTGCAGCAGCAGTTCCACTAGTACCAATTGCAATAAAATCGAAAGCTGTATAAGAACCTGTAGTATCTGTAAGTAATAAACCTGACATTTCTTGTAATCCAGCTAAAGTTATGACATTTGTTCCGTCATAAACTCCTTTTATATTACCCATTGCATCCATATGAACTATGTTGAAATTACCAGCTGCACATAATGCGTCTTTAGCAGTTTTCTTACGAGCAATTACATCTCTAACTGATGTCATATTAAAACTTCTCCACTTCGGTACGAGTAACTATTTTACCATTTGAAAATACTGCAAATTTTTCGATTCCATTATCAAAGAAAGACTCTACTCGAGTTTTACAACCTGCTTTCTCCAATATTTCAGCATCAGCATTTGCTTCTTCTTCAGTACTTTTCACGATAACAACTTTTTCAGTCATATTGTACCACCTTTATTTTTCACATTCAAACATTATTCCCATTTAAATCCACGAATCATAAATACATACGTTGGAATAGGAGTTAAAAAATCTGATGAGTAATCTGCTATAATCAAATTAAAAGGATTTTCTATTCCACTTGGCACATTATTTGCATTAAACCTAATAATATTCCTATGACCATCAGAAATATCTTCTCTTTTTACAGTGTCAAATGGCCTGTTATATAAATTTACATTACCAGCATATGACAAAAGATTCTCTAATGTAGACTTATCATCAGCTAAAACTCTAACAACCATAGATATAAACTTATTTGGAGATTCAACATACCTTAATATATCAACAGTAAATTGACTCACTGGATATACTTCATCATTTGCATCTACAGTCTCAGTTAATTCTATTTGTTGTGTACCTAATGTGCTAACTTTTATTTCGACTTTTGATGCAGATAATCTGTTATTTGATTCGTTACTAGTCATCGATGATACAACATCACAACATAGCATAACAACATCATCCCATGTCCAGGGAGAAGGTGCATTTGTATCTGTAGTTATATCCATCCAACCAGACCAAGCTTCTGCAATATCAACATCAAAATCATGATTATCACCGTCACCTGCAGCAAAGACAGGTCTTAATGTTATCTTATCTGCAGTAGTTATTATATCTTCTTTACCATATACTCTGAGTTCTACAGTGTCAATTGTAGCACTTTCTAATCCTAAACAAGTATTTGCATCTAATAATTGAACTTCGCCATCACCACCATCAGTAAAAGTATCTGTATATGTAAACAATGCAATATCACCATCTACCATAGCTGCAGGAGTATTTGACCAAGTTTCCATAAGACTGTGATGATTAAAATAATATGTTACACTTGCCATTAGTCACTATACCCTCTTATTGTTATTTGATATTTTGAATTGTTTGGGTCTATGGGTTCAATAGAATAATTCTCAATAAATAAATCTACAGAAGATGGAATCCCAGTTGGATTCCCTGTAATATTAAATGTAACTGTATTTGAAGCGTCTACAGTAGCATCATAATGTTTTACTTTCCCGAGAGGATTATTAATTGTAATAATTTTGCCTGCATTAGAACATGCATTTTCAATAGATACTTTATCAGTTGAAGAAACTCTAGCAGTAATATCTACAGCAAAATCTCGTCCTTCTCTATAATCAATAACATTATCTAAAGTCACAGTTGTCACAATATCACCATATCTCTCTCTTTATTGCCATCACAACACGATTTATATCCCACGGAATTTCTCCGAAATAAATAGTAGTTGTAAACCCTTTATCACTTATATCATGAACATATTGAACAACTTCATATAGACCATTTATATTTAAATTTGGCAAATCTAAAGTAAATTTTTGTCTTGGTGAAATACTATTTTTGCCTTTAACTTTGACCCATCCTTTTTCTTTAGGGTCTTTAAAATTATCTAATATCTGTGCAGCTAATGTCACAGCATCATTAGAATTTGTAATTGCATCGTCTTCAAATCTATAACCATATCTTCCATATGTTCCAATAGAAGTGTCATCAAATGCAGAAGCACTAACAGCATTACCTATGACTTTAATGTCATTCCTAATATTCGAGTCATCTAACTCAACACCAGAAAATTCTAATACATCTCCCTCACGAATAGTAAATTGTGAATCTGCTGATGGCTGATAATAATATAATGGTTTATTTAAAGAATGTATCAATTTATCTGTAAGTGAAACAGTCTCAAATAATCTTAGTTTATCAATATAAAATGAAATAGCATCAGATAACGAAGCAGCTTGTGTTATAATTAAATTTTTATCCCATTGTTTTGTAAAAGCATCTGTCATTGTTACTGTTTCTTCTTCAGTAAAACTTAATGTATAATGAACTCGAATCCACATCTGTGTACATTGTATTCTTCCTTCATTCGAAACCATTCTTAATTGACCAATTATAGAATCGATATCAGACCAAGACCAAGCTCTTTCATATCTTGGATTTTCAGACCATTCATAACTATAATTAGTCCATGTCGCAGCTGGTTCGTGTTGTGTTCCCCAATAGTTTTTAGTTCCTATTCTTATTCCAGGTTCTATGTAACAGTCAGTACCACAACCTTTATCCACAGCTTCAGCTCTATACCAAACAGCGATTTTAGAAATATCACAATGACTAAATCCAGTTGTAACAGGATTCGCCATATTGTATCTATCTCTAGCATACCAATCCCAGTCCCAATATACATAATCAGTTTCATCATTTGGCGAACCAATTGGGTCATTTACACAATCATAATTTGGAGTCGCAATTGGTTGACTCACTAATTCAACATCACTATTGCCACTTGGTGAAATATCAACTGTATATTCAGTTCCAGCCATTATAACACCTGCCTTGCTAATCCAACATAATAACTATAACCATCGAGTTCAGTTAATCTCTGAAGACAAGTATTTAATGTTTCAGCATTAAATGTTATAGATTGAACAGTTACACCATCAGTTGAATCAATATTTGATGTGTCTAATATTCTATAGCTATAAGTATCGCACAAACTAATTGCAATAGCTGCAGTTGTTTCACCTGTATAAGAAACATTTTCAGTTGTTAAATATCTTTCTAACTCAAATGTATTACCAGCACAAGTAATTTCTAATTTTATCCCACCAGTAAAATGTTTCCTAATATTAGAAATAAAACCTTCGAATTCTAAAATGTTATTAACTTCAATTTCTATAGTATCGCCAATAGTTATATTAGTATAATCAGTTTTATCAATATCATGATACACAAATGACGCAGTCTGATATGCCTGTTGTTTTGAACCAGTAATTTGTAAAGAACCGTCTAAACGACGTGTTTCAGGAGTAATATTAACTTCAGTAACTGCTCTTGGATTTATTGTAATAGTATATGCTGTCATACTAATCTACTACCAGTTAAAAGTCGAGCACGCTTTTCAAATTCTCTCATAAAACTATTATAGTCTGTAACATTTGGCAAATTAATGTCACCATAGATATTAATGTTTTTTATTCTTGCTCCTCTTCTAATTGGAGTAAATGTATCTTGTCGTGTAACTAATTTATCAAGTAATCTAACAATTTTTTCTGGTATAACATATTCACCACTATGTAGCCTTACATCCATATCATGAGGAATAAAACCACCAGTTTGCATTGACCTGATTCCTTCTCTCCTAGCTAAAGGCCCTTGTCTTGCTTGATTTCTTGCTCTTGCTTTTTCTGTACTTCTTTCTACAACTGCCGGAGCAACAATTTCTCCACCAGACATTTCAGCTAATCGCCTATAGTGATTTCTCCACTTTCTTTCACTTTCATCAATAAATCTATCAATTTCTTCTAATTTTAATCCAGACAAAGTTTGGATTTGTTCTAATTCTTCACTACTCCAATTTGTCTGTAGTTCTTGTAAATCTGCTAATAAAACTTTTCTAACTTTTCTTCTTTCTGCTGACCATTCTTCTATTGCATCTAATTTTTCTTCAATTGTCCTTTTATTTGCTCTAAGCTCTTCTTGAAGCATTTGTATTTCATCTTTAGCTTTCTCTTTTAATGCATCTCTTTCATCTTTTAATTGTTGTTTCCTATCATTTACTCGTCTTTCTTGTTCAGCTAATTGCTCTTCTTGTATTTCATCAATTTTAATTGCTTCTTCTTCTATTTTAATCCTTAAAGATTCATTTTCTAATTCTAATTCTTCAATTAACTTTTCTTCTTCCTCAGTTAATTCTCGTCCTTCTTTTCTAGCTTTATGGCGAATCTTCATTATTTCTAAATTATTTTTCTTAGTTACATCGCCATATTCATCCATTACACCTTCAAGCTCTTCTACTAAAGCTTTAGTTTGTAATAATTCAATTTGAGCACTTCTTAATTCATTATCAAAAATCTCTTGAGCCCAAGTAGCATCTTTAGTACTTTTTGTTAACAATTCTAAATCAGTGCTCAATACCTTTATTTTTCTTAATCTATCAATTTCATCAACAAGTTCTGCATTTGTATCTCTTAATCTAGATATTTCATCAGTTGCAGTTTCAATATTAGCATTCAAATCAGTTAATTGTCTATGAGCCTCTGACAAAGATGCTGCCATCTCATTTATTTCTTCTTCAGAATGAGCTAATGCGTTTGTTAAAGCAGTTGCAGCTTTTTCTCCATAAAGAACTTCATCTGCCCATTTTTGTGTAGCATCCCAAGCTTCTCCAAATCTATCAGCAAGCCAACCTAATCCACCAGCTATCGCATCAATAGCTCCACCAATTGCGTCTATTACAGGTTTAAATGTTGAAGCTAACCATTCAACTAATGGTTTTAATAATGCCCATAATCCTTCAAAATATTTTATGACATAATCTTTTATCGTTATTACTAATGCGCCAAAAGCTTTGTTAATAGCAACAATAAAATCTCTTACTGGTTTCAAGACATCCCATAGCCAACCAATTGCATCAATAATTGCTCCTAATGCACCAGCAAGTACTAACATTGCCTTTTCCCAAGCTAATGAAGCTGGAACCATTCTTTCTCCAATTTCTAATTGAGTATCTTTAATTTCAGCTCTCATTTGACCTAAACGAAAAGACGTAGTATTAGCCATCTTTTCAAATGCAATTTCAGTAGCTCCACCAGCATTTGCCATATTATTTAAATCACCAGCAAATGCTTCTGCATTTTCTCCAGCTAAAGCAAATACTGCTTGTATACCTCTAATATTTGGGAATAATTTAGCCATTGCTTCATTATTCGTACCAACAGCATCTGATACATATTTTAAAAATCCACCAAGACCTTTTGCTTTTAAAGTTGTCCCATCAAATGTAATCCCTAATTCTCTTGCCGTATTTTTCATTTGGTCAGTTGGTTTAAGGACAGAACGTAACATACCTCTTAAATAAGTAACTGCATTCGTTGTTTGTATACCACTTCTTGTCATAGTTGCTAACGAAGCAGCAATCTCTTCAAAACCAATACCTAATGTCGCAGACATTGTGATGATTGGCCCAACACCAGCAGCTAATTCTGTAAATGTCGTTTTACCATATTTAACTGCAGTAAACAAATAATCAGAAATCTTAGTTGCTTCAGAAGCAGACATTCCGTATGCATTCATAATTGAAGTAATAACGTCTACTGCGGTTGCTGTATCACTTATACCAGCAATAGCAGCTTTGTTAGCAACAGTTAAAACATCCATTGCAGCTCCAGTATCAACTGATGCTGAAATAGTTTGGTAAAGACCTTTTGTCAATGTATCTAACGATTCACCAGAATCTTTAGCCAATTCTCTTAACTCTTCACGATAACTTTCCATAGGTGAAGTATCACTCAATAATGTAGATACCTCTGCAAGACCCTTCTCAAAATTAACATAAGCTTGTATTCCTTCTTGCACAAATTTAACTAGTGCTTGAATAGCTTTCATCACTGCCTGAATACCCATATTGACTAATGAGAACATAGCACCCATTGCTAGTCCTTGCTTAGTCATTCCACTTAAACCACCAGTGATTCTTCCCAAGCCACTAGTCATGTTGTCAATCGCAGAAAAAATTACATTAAATCTTTCAACTACCATTTTGTTGTTCCTTTGACTTGATATATCGATTGACGAAATCTAATTCTTCTTTTGTAGCAGGTCGAAATCTAGTCCTTCCACCTGCTCTTGCATCAGATATTTCTTGTAGAGTTTTAACTAACCCATAAAAGTCATTTAATGATAAATCGTCAACATATTGAATTGGACATTTATACGCGTGAGAAAGTTGCCAACGAGTTTTGTCTAATGCATAGAATCTACTTTCATCTGTTGCCGATACTAGAATGTCGCTGGCAAGTTCGGCAAGAGTCCACGAAAATTTGCAGCATTCTTACTCCAAAGCTTTTTAACAAAATCTAAAAATGTAGCATAATCCATATTTTCAATTTGTTCTTTAGTTACATTCTTGTCAATTTTCTCTAACATTATCTTAACAAGAACAACACTAGATTCAATGTCTTTCAATTCTACATCTTTAATTTTTGCTCTAACTTTTTGAAGCTCACGAATATCTACAACTTTTATCAGTGGAATTTCAAATTCTTTGCCACCATTTATGAAATCTATTTTAGTAGTATTTTCATATTCTCCTTCTTTTAAAATTTTCTGTCCGCATTCCGAACAAATTTTATCTTCTGCCATCAAAAGCACCTCATAGCAAATATAACATTTAAAAATTTAGACTGCTTCAAGCGTGATTGACGTTCCAGTTAATGGTAATGAAGTCATTACAATCGGACTATCAGAGTCTAATGGAATCTCAATGCTTCCTACAACAGCGCTTGTCATTCTTAAACTTGCTGTAGTACCTGTACCAAAATCAAATTCAACTGCTGTGTCAGTCATAGTCGTTGACTCAGCAAGATATGTACGACCACCATCTGTCACACAAACATTAACAGAACCAGTAACAGCTCTTGGCCCGGCATCAGCAGAATGTAATGTAGTATTACCAATATCTTTGTTTTCAGATAATCCATTATCAATTGTAACTGAAACTCCGCCTACAATGTAACCCCAAGCAGCAGAACCACCACGTTTAAATGAGCCACCTGTAAATTTGCAAGGACTTGTTGCTATAGTATCAGAACAAGTTGCTATTGAATCAGTACTAGTTGCAATATCTTTAACAGAAAAATCTATTGAAGCAACTACAGGCGCATCTCTGTCAGTATTCACAGTAACATTTCTAGCTTTACAACCTTTAAGATTCAACCATGCTCTATCTGTTGATGCACTATCTTTTCCAATACCAATTTGCATTGCAACACTAGATATATCACCTGATGTTCTGTCAATAGACTTAGCCATTAACATATTTGTTGAGCTATAATTTCTATCAACAAGATATTCAACAGTTACACCATACAGTAAAGTTCCCCATACAAAATCAGCAACATCATAAGAGCCAATATTCCTAGTTTCACCTAAAGAACCTTTTGTATGAGATACTCTAACAGATTGAACTTGATTTGCAATTAAAAGCAAAGTATCTGCTGTATCTACACCATCACCATAAGCTGTTTCCTCAACCCATGAAATCTCGCCTTGAAATCCTCTTGTTGCTATTGTCATCTTATTCACCTAAAATTTAATACATTTTTTACGTATATTCTCCCCAAGCTCTAATACCAACAATCCTGCGTTTACCTAATGTTTGTTTGAGTGCATCTAAATCTCTAGCATTCGTACATTCAACAAATATACAATTAGTAACAGATTTTTGGTTAGCCACAATTGCTGCTTCCAAATTATCCGAAATCTCTTGAACCGCATCTTCTACTTTCCATCTTTCATCTTTTACACAAAAAATATGAGCATCAATTAATGCAGTCCTGCTTCTGTGCTCGCCACCAATATCCTCATTTCTTGAAATAGAAGAAACTGTAGATAATAAAATCATATTAGGATTTTCAAATCCAAGTTTTCCACCTTCTTCAAATTCTGACTCTTTGTCTTCCCAAAGATATACCTTGACTTGCCATTCATCATTTCTGTCAGTATGAAAAACAATCCCTTTATGTTGCTGACCAGTAGGTTGATATGCATTTAATTTAGCTTTTATTTCATCCCTAGGGTCAAACATTAAATCACTTCACACTACCAGAAATCCTAGCAAATTCATTTCTAGCTTTTTCAACAGCCGGCCTTAAAAATGGTTGTGGCCTTTGTCCTAAAACATAACGAACTCTTATCCATTCTCCGCCGATTTTAAATGCTAAGAAAGCAGAATCTGTAGGCTCAATTGGTTTCCTTACTGCACGTTTTCCTGTAGAATATACACCACTTCCAAATTCTACTGCCCATGCATAAGATAAAGGAGACCCAACTTCATATACACCTTTCGATATTCTTCTAGTATAAATAGAACGTCTCAAATTACCAGTCAAATGTGGTGCATAAGTTTTTGCTAAATCTCTAGTCATAGCTGCTACTTTGCTAATTATCTTATCCTGTCTACTGTCATTACAATGATTCTTCATTTTAGTCGCTAATAAACTTGTATTAGGCAACATAGAACTAAATGTCATGAATAATCTACCTTTTTAACTTTAAATGCATTTGGTAAATATTGTCTTAACATCATTTTTGCTTCTTTTGCCCAACTTCTCGTAATTCTGTATGGGTCTGAACTACCTTCTTGCATTTTTTCAGTTACCCAATTCTCTCTAGATAAAGCTGTTCTCTTTTGAAGAACTTTAGTTTCAGAACCAATTTTAGATGCAATGAGCATTATTACAGCTTGTACAATTTTTTCATCACTGTCTGATAAAGCCACACTATATTGAGAATTTACTGAATATTCAACAGCTTGAATTTTTGCAAGTAATTGTTTTGATGCATATTCTTCTTCAGTTAATTTTGGATTAAAAAAATCCCTAACTTTTTCTTCAGTAACAATTTGTGGTGTATAAGCCATTTCTATTCCCTTCCAGGACTATTTCGGATATCATATTTTTTACTTTTGTAAATTGAATATAAAACATAAGTACTTTCATCATCGTGTCCCCCACCGTCTGGAAATGATAAATCTGCGAACTCAAAATCATTAGTTGTTAGATTTCTAGAATCTTCTAAACCTAAGTTTCGTAATCTATAGTATTCCTTAGACAAGTACTTTCCAGAATTCTTAGGAGTAAGCATAATACTCCCTCAGTATGAGCTTATACCTCGATTCTGCAAATAGCATTAGCTTGCAAATAATTTACTGCATATCTCATAGATACAACTGCACCTTGAATATCCCTTCGGACATCAACGAATTTCTTTGTAGTTAAGTCTCTTCGTAATGCAATTCCGCCGGCTTTGCTCTTATCATGAATAAGAGCCATAAAGTAACCGTCAGTATCTCCACCCCAAGTACCAGTCCATGCACCATATGTTGCGCTTGCAGTAACACCACAAACGTGCGCTGTAAGACCAAATATTGGGAAGACTTTACCAGTCCTTAATGTAGAACTTGTACCTGCATACGATGTGTATACTAGATTTGAATCAGTCATCAAGTCATACCATGCATTCCATGATAAGACAGCATCTGAAGCTTCAAAACCTGCATCATTAACTTCTCTACAAGCTTGCCCAAGATATGAAACACTGCAAGGATTGCCGACAGTATCGACTTCCTTACCTGCATTATCCATCATTGTACCAACAGCATCTCTATTTAACCTGTTTTCACAAGCTGCAGCAGCGTCCTTTACTTCCATAGTAATTATGTCATAAAGACCGTCTTCAATAAGCTCTTCAGAAATTTCTGCGGCACGAGATATTTTGTAAGTCGTAAAAGTTGTCTTACCATAATCCATTTCAGCTGCAGGAGAACTACCTCCCTCACCTACTTTAGTTGCATAAGATGCAGCAGGTCTTTTTGGCCAGTCAAACGCATTAGATTTTATACGTACAACTGGAAGCCATGCACGTGCAGATATCTTTGGCTGAGCACCTTCAAGTACAGTTTTTGAGAATTCAGTTTGAATTAATGTAGTAGATTCAATACCCTCAGTTTGAAGTAATTTTCTCAATTGAGGAGACATCGTTTCCACTGCCTCATCTTTAACAGTATCGCTCGAATCAAGCTCATATGCCAAGAGTTTTCTTAATTCTGACATACATATCCCTCACATTTATAAACATTTTAACAGAACATTAAAAAATAAATTTGAACAAAAATTAAGCTGTCGTACTTAATTGAGGTCTAATTAAACAAAGACCCCAGCCGTCACCTGAAATATCAGTCAATGCTAATCCAATCAAATATTCATCACTATCTGCGCCGCCAGCTAATGCTACAACAGTACCATCAGTATCAGAAACTGCTAATGTAGTTCCCTCACCAATTGCTGTAGTATCATCTTCGTTAGCAACATAACAGATAGTTCCTATTGTATTCACAGTAATTGTTTCGTTTGTAGCACCATTAGTATCCGCAACTCCGATTGGAACTTTTGTGTCTGCAGAATTACCAGCAACAATGTTACCATCGTTATCAATATCAACAACCATACCAGCAGTTATCGTTTCAGCACATTTAAATGACAAAGCATTGAGACCATGAACTCTAACTCTAGTTGTAATTGTTGGAAATGAAGTTACATCTGCCATTAACTAACCACCTGTTCGTAAGGCATAAGGATTGCTCTACCCCAACCGTTTGCTGCGATATCTTCAAGTGCTAAACCTACAATATATCCTGCTCCTGATGCATATGCCAATACTAACCCGCCAACGTTATTGTCAGCAAGTTGAAGTAAAGTACTTTCACCAACAGCAGAACCGTCGTCTTCATTAGCTACATACACAATACAACCTGGCATACATACAGTAACAGGGTCACCGGATGATGCGCCAAATAATGCAGAACCAACTACAGGGCCTGCGTCATCAGAATCTCCAGGTTTAACTATGTTATCTCCAGTTGCTGTATCTAATTCAACAATCATTCCTGCAGTGATATCTTCACCAGCAGTAAATGTCCTTAAATCAGCAATTTGAGGGTCTGTGACTAATATCGTGTGTCTTGCGGGAAATGAACTTACATCTGCCATTTATATCACCTATGCTATTGTGTTGATGTGAGGCGCAATTAACAAGTCTCCCCAGCCATCTGCAGCAATATCAGTAATTGCGATTCCAACGATATATTCTGTAGCTCCACCAGGAGTTACTTTTACAACAGCACCATCAGCTGTAGATAATTTCACAGCATTACCAGCTTCAATTGCAGTTGTATCATCACAATTTGCAACTTTAGTAACATAACCATAAAGGTTTACTGTTACGTCAGTATCACCAGATGTTGCATTTTGGTCTACAATACCTAATGGGCAAACTGTATCGCCTGAATTTGCTGGATATATTTTGAAATCTCCACCAGTAGATGTTAAACAAACTACTTGTCCAGCTTTCAAAGTTTCTGCAGCTGTGAATGTGTATGTGTTGTCACCGTGAATTAATATTCGATTTGTAGCAGTCGGAAATGAACTTATTACGGTCATTTTTCTTCCTCAATTTCTACTCTTGTTTCAACATTATGAGAACTCATTCTTACATTGTCTGGTTGATAATCTTTGATATCTTTATCGATATCGCCATCATCAGTATCAGCACCAGTTTTAATAATTGGTGTTTCCTCTATTTTAGTTATTCTATCTTCAATTGTTTTCACAGATTCTTGAATATCAGACATTATTTTGCGATTCTCTTCTGTTGCACTTTTAACTGTTTCAAAATCTTTTAGTATATCTTCGTGAGAATCTTTATTTTCGTTGCCTTTGTCTTCAGCACCTGCTCCACCTTTATCTTCACCTGCTCCACCTTTATCTTCAGGATTATCATTTCCTTTGTCATCAGATGGATTATCTTCGTCACCGTTGTCAGTCTTGTTCTTGATAACTACTGTCTTGTCAGCTTTTGGATTTTCAATAGCATCAAGACGTTTAAGAATTTCTTCTACAGACTTTTTAAGTTCTGAAATTCCATCCTTAGATTTTCCGATATCTTCAGGTTTCTGACCAGTTTGAAGTTGAGTAACTAAATCTGCAAGCATCGATAATTCTAGACCAGTTATTGCATCACCAAGACCTTTCAATCTTTCCAATTCTGCTGAAATAGCTTTCACTAAGCCAGCATTTGGAGAGATATCAATATCTGCTTTCTCTTTCAATGCTTTGCGGTCTTCATCGTTTAACGACAATATTGCATCGATAAGCTCATCTAAATTGACTTCTTTATTAGCGGCTTTATTTTGCTTCTTTAATTCGGTTTCACTCATACTATCGCCTATTTTTTCTCTTAAAACATTCTTACTTTTTGAAATAATATTAAATCTAGATAATGCATTTGCTGGAAATTCACAAACTGAAATTTCTACTAAATTAATCTTCTGAATTTCTTCCCAAACACCATCAGTAACATGCGGAGTTTCTTCTAATTGCTCAAAAGAAATTGAATACGCATTAACTTCACCAACTAAAATTTTCTCCCAAACAAAATCTGAAGTTTTAAGGTCAGTTCTAATTTCTGCAACAATAAATAAACCTTTATCATCAACATGAGTTGTGTAAGGCCCAAATTTATCTAACAAATCACCAACTTGGACATTGTCATGCCCATACATAATATTTCTGTGTTTCTTGTCTTTCATAAATCGTTTGAGAGCATCTTGTAATGCAGTTTTTGTAACAATATCTGAATGCGCATCGACCATAACATAAGATGCATATCCAGCAATTATTCTGCGACTTTTACTTTTTAGCTGATTAAACTTTCCACCTATTTTAAAAGCACCAATTTTTAATGCTTTAGCATGAATCTTTAAATGAGATAATGCTTTAGAACCATGAGAACTTTGCGGTGCTCTGGCTAATGCATTCCTTAAATGTGGTCTATCAACTGTATTATGTTCAGTACTTCTTTTCACAGACATATTATGATGTGGAAAATGTCTCAAACTTCTAGGAACTGTTTTACCATCAGAATCTTTCTTCCCACCAGGTTCAATGTAAGCAAACGCAGCATCTGGAAGACTATTTATGTATCTAGTTGTCCACTTAATTTTATTTTCACTCATTATTTTCACCTTCTTTCCTATCACAATAATATGCTCTGACACCATCTGCTAATTTCATTTGATGACCTCTAGCACTACATTCGTTCATAGCAAATTGGTCTACAACATAAAATAAATCTTTATATTTCCAAATTGTGTCATGTTTAAAATTATGTTTTTCTGCCCATTTTAGAGCTTCGCTTGCTTTAAACTTATCTATATCAAATAATAATGCTTGAACTTGTACTGATTTATCATCAAAATCTTTACTCGCAGCCTCAAATGAACCACCTCTACCAGCACAATGTCTACGTGCATCAGAAGCAGACCAAATTGATTTTTTATACCTTAATGCTTGTATTGAAGTTTTTCCAGCTTTTATGCCATAAATAACATCAATGCATTTACCATTATGCTTTTGAGCACAATTTTTTCTTGCAAATCTTTCAAATTGTCCCGGACTTTTTAATCTGCAAGCATGTTCATTTGGATATGGTTTATCTACAACAGCTTTATCAGCATAATCATCATAAATAATGTCACTTATGTAACAATCATCAATAAACTCAATAAATAATTGGTCTTTAGTTTTTTCTTCATCTAAAAATTTTGGTTCACTAAAAGCATCATAATGTTCTACAAAATACTTCCAACCTTTTTCAACATCTTCTATTTTGCCTATCTTTACAGTACCATAAGCACACTGCTCATCACACAAAATAAATTCTCGTCCTTCAATTCTATATCTTTTTGTGAGCTCAAAATATTCTTGCTCTTCATTATGAATCTTTGATGCAGCATAAGTCAAAATTAATCCTTCATCTGGCTTATCCTTTAACTCTATTAAATCGCCAGTTTTTAAGATATCTCCTCTCCAACCCTTTAAGATTGTCTCATTAGCATTACCAATAACAAAGATTTGCTTTGGTCTCAATATTTTTGCTAGTTCTATTAATTTAGAAAATTCGTCATTAGACTCGCAATTCGCAATCCATTTTTGATTATACAATGTTTTGTCTGAATGTGACAATGTATTGACGTCTAGCAAGACACAAATATCATCATTAATTTTGAAACTTGATACGTCTAAAATTTTAATTTTCATGTTCACCACATAAAATAAAACCTTGTCAGAAACAAGAGAATTTTTACTAATAGAATCTATTGTCTTTTAAAAGATTCTCTTTCTCCGCTTACCGCACGAACTCTGACAGGGCTCTGCACATAACATTAAGTTAAGCCTAAACGATTCTCTTGACGTCAATCTCGACACCTGTAATAAATGCCGCACATTCATTTGTATTTGCAGTATTGCCATCAACGCCAACGAAATATTGTGTGTCATCTGCAACTGTAACATCAGTAACATCTTTTTCAGAATCTACTGCTGTATCAGCAACCACAGAAACTTGAGTTATCGCACCTAAAGATGTTGCTGTCGAATCAGCACCTGTTCCTTTCGTATTACTCCACAAACATGCATCAACTGTAGTTGCACTCCCAGAAATAGCTTGAGCTCCACCAAGAACTCTAAATTTCTGAATGATGTCTCCTTCTTTTAACCCAGTCAAAGGAAACACTAATGAATGACCAGTAGATGACTTATTAAGTGCAAGTGTCATTGCTCCAGTAGATGACGCAACCCAAGCAGAACCTACTTGAAGTGGTTGATTATAAAACATAGTAATGTCATGGTAACCACTACCAGTAATCTGACATTGACTAGTAAATTCTACTTTCTTTGTGAATTTATATTCATCGTTTACTATTCGTGCCATATTTTCACCTTTAATCTTTATACATTTTCTACAGTCTTTCGCATCTTATCAATTTTTGCGTTTTTACAAGCTGGATTATCAATTACTAATGCAACACCATTAAACTCTAAACGCTTAACTTCGTTTCTATCTAAATAATAATTCATTTTATCCCAAGTTCTGACTTCTGGTGATAAAAATTGTATGATTCCTCTGTCTATTTTGTCTACAATCTCTTTACCACGTGCAGAACTTGCAAAAATCCTTAAATCTCCAACAATTGCTTTTATATTCTCATCAAATCTTGGGTCATCAACAATTCCACAAATATTTAATGGGTCTGACGGAGTGCCATCTATTCTTTTTGTATGAACAACATAAATAAAATAACGTTTCCATTTATTAGCATCACGCCTAAGAACAGTTATTGGATAATACATTTTGCTTTTTTTGTCTTGTTGATTCCAAGTTCCTTGAGATAAAATAACTGCGTTATGATAAATAACATCATTAACTGAATTTTTGCTCTTAGATTTGTACTTTATTTCCATTATTTTCTACCTTTACGTAACCAATTTATTGATTTCTCTTCAGAATCTAATATAAAATCAACATTCCATACTTGTTTATCTTCTTCTATAGTTTTCTTATCAGCCAAATATATCACCTTAAAATTGTGCTAACCATTTATCAGACAAAAATAAATCATAAGTTCTTTCTCCACCAATCATTACATATTCAGCTTCTATTGCATAACTTGTAAAATGACCATTAAGATACGAAGTTAAAACATCTCCTGGATGAGCATCATACAAAAATTGTATATCATGATTAAAATTATCTGCTATATCTCTATTATCAGACCAAGAAGTTATAGAATTACTTTGTGTTTTATATTTTCCTTTTTTTAGAGGAGAACCATTTTGTTTCCATTCACTAAAACTTAATCCTCGATACAATTTTACTTTTTTGCCATAAACATGCTGCATCATTTTACTATTGTAAAGATAAAGCGCATCAAAATAATGAGCAATATCAGCTTCAGCAACTCCTCTATAATTATCTTTCAAATACTTTAATCCATATGAATATTCTTCTCTAAATTTATTCATTGCTTTAGCATTTCTATTGATATAACCTGCATGAAAGAGAACTTTTGAACCTGGCATCTTCTGCATTGTCATACCTTTAAGTACAGCAACAGTTGGGCCAGTCGAACATGAACGATTCCAAGCTCCCCACATAAAATGTTGAGCTTCAAATACATTCTGAGGAACAGCTTTTAATATGTATGAATCAAAAAATTTACCTGCATATGATGCACGCCTCCATCTTGATTCATCGTGTAATACTAAATTTTTGTCAAATCCTTTAAGTACATCATCTGCAATTTTAGACAATCTATCATATTCTTTATCATCAATAGACCATTTGTAGTCTTTGTCGCCAACACGACCAAGTTTTGGTTTGGGCGCATATTTTGCATCTACGAAAACACAAGAACAATTCGGATGTATTGGTAACATCCCATGAACATCTTTTGTATTATACGGCCCACTTTGATTTATATCTACACAAATAGGACAAGGATTTGGGCCTAGCAAAGTATTAATTTTTTTTACTCCTTCTTTTTGATATTGTCTTACTGTGCCTTCACTATATGCTCTCGCACTTTCAGTTCTAAATATTTTTCTTGCTCTATCATGACTAAATAAACCAGAATCTTTGACAGTTTTCCAAAACTCACCAAAGCTACTGCCTTGTGCTAATGCTGAAGACAATTTACCGTGAAGAACACTAGCATCAAAATCATGAAAATGGTCAATAATCCAATCACTCTGCTCATGAAAATAATCTACAGCATCACTGTAAATAGTTTTTTGAATCATAGGTATTGGATTTACCTCTTTTGCACCAGCAGCATAAGAGTCAATATACAATCTTTTAAGAGACTTCACAATTTTCTCTGCATAGTCTCCAACGATACTGTCGAGTGACATTATGTAAACTGTTTCCTTATTTGTGATTTGACTTTTTCACTGTATTCTTTTAAAATCTCATCTAAATCAGAAAGATTTTTCACTTGTGTATCCTTTTGTTCAACTTTTGTACCTGTAAATTGTTCGAGATGTTTTTCTACAAGAGTTTTCCTAACTTTCTCAGCTAATTCTCTTGGAGGATATCCAAATCTTTCACGAATTTCATCTTGTGTAAAGACAGCAAATGGGTCACTTTTCGGCATAAGTTTGCTTATTGATTCTGCAATTAATTTGTCATCTTCTGGAACTGCATCTGGATAAACAATACGAACATCAATTTTATCATCAGCAAGTTCAGATAAAACTTCATTTTCAGTTATTTGTGCTATAATTGTTTGAAAACCACGAACTAATTTTTGAAACATTAATCGTCTTACTCTTGCAGTAGCTTCTGTAGAACCACTTCCTAATCCCAAAACTTCTTGAGGAACTAAAACACCACAAGTAACAGATGCTTGAAAATAATTAAAATATTCTTCAACATTTTCTACTCCCTTAGAATCTAAGGGATGAATCTCTATCCATTCTGTAGTAACAATTTCGTTTTTTGTAGTTATATTACGAAAATCAGCAGCAACAGTATCAATATCAGAACCTGAAGGTCTTTCATTAGCATAACCTTCTGGTGTTTTTACTACAATATGATATTTAGGAAAACCGTGCCTATCTATAGCCGCAGCAATTCCTTCGTCAGCTATTGTCTTTCTTTTCATAGTGTCTTTAACAGGACTTATTAAAGCCAATCCATAAGGGCTTCCCGGGTCAGTAAATAACTGATAATTAGCAACTTCATTTGGTTTTAATGTAGTAGTCTTTGACTGACTATTTATAGTTACTGTTTGCAAATATTCTTTAATATCACCTTTGACATCAATTTTTGTTTGAAATGTTCTTGGGTCTCTATAACGTAATCCTGCGAGTTTACCAGTAGGGCCATAACCTTTTTCAATAAATGCATCGCCAAAAACACAGCAATCTCTAACAATGTCTAATTGTATTTGATGCCAATTATTTTTGCGTAAAAATTTAGTAATTTTTTTCTTTATTTCTTCATCTTCACAATGTATTTTCCAGTCACCAACAGAATTATAAGCTAATGCCATAACTGCTGCAAATGGAACTTCAGATTGTGAATAAATATTCCAATTTTCATCTAAAGCTCTTTTATTTCTTGGTTTATCAGAAAAATATTCCGTAACTCTTTCATTTGCTTTAGTAGAAAAACCTTTAAATGCAGGTTTCTCATCTTTAGTATCATTAGCTGCTAACCTACGTAATCCAGGAATACTTTTAATTATGCTCATATAATTCTCCTACTATATCTTCCTATATGTACTAATTTTCCAATTTCTTTGAAATCGACACCTGGTCGAATATCAGCAACATCTATTGCAATCATTAATGCATCAAGAACATCATCAGCAACAGATGCTCTTGGAAAATTTAAAATCTCATCTATTAATTCTATTTGTTGTAACTTTTTAACAAATACTCTTCCACTTTCAAATAAAGCTGAAACTTTTCTTGCTCTTGTAATTTTATCTTTTGTAGTTGTAATGGGAAAGATAGGTAATAACCCAAATTCTTCTGTTCTCCTCTTTAATTCTTCTGGAAGAGCTTTTTGATAAGCATTAGATTCAATACCAATTTTTATGACATTATGTTTACTTGCATACACACTTATTTTCTTTAATTGCGGAAAAAATGAATGATGTCCATAATAAGTATCAAGAACATAAATATCTCCGCTGTCACTAACACCTATAGTAGCAATAGCAAAATAGTCACCCTTTTCGCTAATTGCTAAATCTACACCCATAAATTTTCTCATTTTAGGTGGAGGCTCTACATAATATTTCATCCAATCCATTTTGAAAATTGCATTTCTGAATTGTGAAACATCATTTCTATAGTTCAAAGCAAAATTCACAGTACCATATTTTTTCTTTAAACTTGTTGCTGTTATTGCATCTGGGTCATCTGAATCATACGGAAACCTTTCAGGCCACAATGTTTGCTTTTTTTGTTCATTTACAATCATGTCATATACTTTGTACTTATATAACCCAGAATCTATAAGTTCACCATATATGTCAAATTCATGCCATCTTGTACCTACAAAATGTATCTCAGACCAGGGCTCTAACATTGGGCCAATAGTCCTTTCATATAATTGTCTTACTTTATCTCGTTGATTCGCTGTTGTAGAATTTTTTTCATCAATTATATCATCACAAAATATTTTTTCATAGTGACCACCAATAATATCAGATTCAATTCCACGAGCAGTTACTGTTGATTCTTTAAAAGGAACATTTTTAGCTCTCCTCAACATGATTTCTTCGCTAGCCCATTTTGCATCTCTATTTGTCAAGTCACCATACATTTCTATTAATTTTTCATTTTGTGTAAAATGCCACTTGATTTCAGTTAAATTTCTTTGAGCTAATGCAGAAGATTTACTCAATATGAATATCCTTAAATTTGGATTATGACACAATGACCAAACAATATCTGCTATCGTATGAACTGTTGTTTTACCATGACCTCTTGGTGCTAACAAAACTGTAGAACGATTTTTATTTATGAATTGTAACCAAGCTGCATGAAAATCTTTGACTTCATACCCTAAAATATCCCTCGTGAAAGAAATAGGGTCTGTTGCATAATAAAGCCATTTTTTATATTGTTGTTTCATAATTATGTAAATATAGTAACAATTATATTAACTCCAGTAATACAAATAGCTGCAATAAGTGCAACTAGCACACCTTTCATCATTTTTCTATCATACCATAGAACATCAACTTTCCTATCAAGAGGAGGTTCATTCTTAACAGGTTGCCAGCAATTAATTATATTTTGTGTTTTTTCACAAAAACCTTTTTCAGGTAATTCATCTGTAATATGTTTTACATTTTCTGCAAGTTGTGCAATTAATTTATCATGGTCATTGACATATTTGTATATGTCACTAATATTACCTTTAACTTCGCTAATACCTTCTTTAAGTTCAGTATTGAAATGTATCACGAGTTCTTTTGTCGTAAATGTCTTATTCCCATTGTCTTCTTCGAATTTTTTCACTGATTTCTTAACTTTATCTCCATCTACCACGTTAGACCATCTATTACTTGTTTATAAAGCCTTAAAAATCCCTCAGCTGTTCGTTCAAATGAGAAATATTCGGCCGTACGTCTACACATCTCAGGTTTTATCTCATCTAACCTTCTTATCTTATCAACAAAATCATCTATTGCTACAGCAAGAAAACCATTTTGACCTTCATATATAACTTCACCTATCATGCCATTTGAAGTTGCAATTACTGGAGTACCACAAGACATCGCCTCTAATGGTATCATACATGCAGCTTCAACCCATAGACTTATTTGCTGGTCATTAGGTGAATTTAAAAATTGTCTAATAGGTAAAATGACTGCTTTAGCATTTTGTAAATATTCAATTTTTTCTTTGTGTGAAACTTTCCCTATAAAATCTGCATATTTTGATTCTTCACACATTCTAGTTATTAATTTCTTATATGCTGGAACATCTATTGGTGATGAGCCAACAATATCTATCGGAATTTTAGCTTTTTCTGCAATTTTTATAGCAATATCTGCTCCCTTTGGTTCAAAAAGACGTGACAACCATAATAATCTATCACCTTTTTGAGCTTTGTAAGGATAAGCATCTAATACAACTCCGTCTTGTATTGTTCGAAATTGCATTGCAGTAAGCCATTTCTCAAATTTTGCATGCTCATAACTTAAAGTTATCCCATTATAATGTAATCCTGGCTTAAAATGCTGAATATTTGGTTTAAAAGCATGCAAAGTATACGTATAATTTACTTTTGGGACTAATTCTCCAGGAAAATGCCAATGAGAATTGTCATGAAGTATATCTACATCTAGAATATCTTCTTTATTATATGATTTATACATAGAAAGCTCAGAATTTACTTCTAAACTCTCTGAAGTTGCATCAAATTCGAATAATTTGCCTTTTTCAGGTACAAATGACCCTTTTGGCGCAAATAATTTAACAACATGTCCTTTTTTATCGAAATATTTAGCTAAAGAACCAACAAATGGTTCAACACCACCATAAGAATCTAAAACAGGCAACGTTGGTAATTGAGATGTGCTATAAAGTCCTATTTTCATTCAAAATCGCCTCTATTTGCATAAACAATCTCGCCATCAAAACCATTCTCAACAATAACATTAAATCCT